TTCAAAGGATGTAAGATATAGAATTAATGAACTTACAGGTAAAATGCGAGAAGCTCAAAGACGAGAAAGAGCTGCATTACAATATGCCAAAGGTTTACAAAAACAAGTTGAGGAAGTTAAAGTAAGATTTCCAAAAATAGAAGAAAGTTATCTAAAAGAATTTGAAGCTAGAGTAGAATCTGATCAAGTTCAAGCAACAAGAGAACTTCAATCAGCAATTGAATCTCAAGATGCTGTAGCAATTTCGAAAGCTAATCAAAGATTAGTTCAAGTTTCTATAGAAAAAGAAAGACTTTCAAATACAAAATATATGAGAGAGCAAGAAGCTGAGAAAGCTAAAACTGCTCCTAAACAACAATTTAATGAAGAACAAATCTATGCAAACATGCCTAAAACTAGCGAAAAAGCTAAGAAATGGGCTGAGAAAAATGATTGGTTCTTGAATGACGATATCATGACAGATGCTGCACTTAAAATTGATGTGAAGATAAAAAGTGAGGGTATTGAAGTAGATAGTAATGAGTATTATACTGAATTAGATAAACGATTGAGAGATTATTTCCCTCAAAAGTTTGCTAACTCTCAACTAGAAATAGATGAGAATAAACAGGAGCCACGTAAAGTCGTTCAGAACGTTGCAACTGCTAATAGAAATCAAACTGGACGCAGGACTGTGAGACTCACCAAATCACAGTTGGCTATTTCTAAAAAATTAGGGGTGCCACCTGAAGAATACGCGAAATATGTGAAAAACTAAAAGGAGCTAAAATGAAAAAAGAAGAAAATAAAAGGGTTTCGCGCGAGTCTGAACAAAGATCAAAAGATCTTAGAAAAAAAGTTTGGACTCCACCATCAAGTCTAGATGCGCCTCCGCCACCAACAGGATTTCATCATCGTTGGATTAGAGCAGAGACAATGGGTTTTCAAGATACTGCAAACGTATCTAAAAAACTTAGAGAAGGATATGAATTAGTACGAGTTGAGGAATTAAAGTCTCAAATCGGAGAAAATGATTATCCAGTTATCTCTGAAGGAAAACACGCAGGCGTAGTTGGGGTTGGTGGCCTATTGTTGGCTAGGATACCGGAAGAAATCGTGGAATCGCGCAAAAATTACTTTAAAAGTAAAACGAAGCAACAAATGGACGCGGTTGACCGAGATGTTTTGAAGGAACAACGACCTGAGATGCCTATCAATATTGATAGACAATCTCGTGTGACATTCGGTGGAGGATCTAAAAAATAATTTTTTAGAAAAAGACCATCGGGTTATTAAATAAACTTAAAATAGGAATAAAAAACTATGGCAAACTCACAAAAACCAATGGGCTTAAACCCTGTAAGGTTACTTGGTGGAACGCCGTTTAATAACTCTCAAAACAGATATAGAATCTTGAAAAATTACAACACAGCAATTTTTCAAGGTGATCTAGTAGCAACAAGCACTAATGGTACAATCGTTAGAGCCGCTGCTGGAACAAACCCTGTTGTTGGAGTATTTAACGGAGTGTTTTACACTGACCCTACAACACAGAAGCCTACGTTCAAGAACTATTACCCTGGTACAATAAGTGCTAATAACATTATTGCCAATGTAATAGATGACCCAAATGTAGTTTACTCAATCGCAGCTGACGAATCTTTCGCCAATGCAGATTTATTTGCAAACTACAGTATTGTGGCAACAGCGGGCAGCACAGCCTCAGGAGTATCAAAAGAAGCATTAGATGTTTCAACAGGAGACAGCTCATCTACTTTTGTACTTAAAGCAATTGATATATCTCAGGATCCAGATAATTCTGACCAGAGTGTATCAAATGTTGGCGTGCTAGTAATAATCAACGCGCACGAGTACCGATCAGGTACTGTGGGCAAGTCTAATTAAGGAGTTATAAACTATGGCTATATCACGCGCACAGCTAGTTAAAGAACTAGAGCCAGGTTTGAACGCTTTGTTCGGCTTGGAATATGCACGATACGAAAATCAACATACTGAAATTTTTGCAACTGAAACTTCAGACAGAGCTTTCGAAGAGGAAGTAATGTTATCAGGTTTTGGTTCAGCTCCAGTTAAAAACGAAGGTGCTGCAGTAGAATTCGATGATGCGGTAGAAAGCTTTACAGCTAGATACACACACGAAACTATTGCTCTTGCTTTCGCGATAACTGAAGAAGCAATCGAAGATAACTTGTATGATAGATTAGCGGCTCGTTACACAAGAGCGTTAGCAAGATCTATGGCTAACACAAAACAAGTAAAAGCTGCTTCTGTATTGAACAATGCGTTTAGCGCAGGTTCATTTGCAGGTGGTGACGGTGTTGCATTATGTGCAACAGATCACCCACTAGTAAGTGGCGGAACTTTCAGTAATGAATTGGCAACACCAGCCGATTTATCTGAGACTTCACTTGAACAATCTTTAATCGACATTCAAGCGTTTGTTGACGAAAGAGGATTAAAAGTTGCTCTACAAGGCAGAAAATTAATAATTCCAAAAGAATTACAATTTACTGCAGAGAGAATTTTAAAATCACCTCTAAGAGTCGGAACTGCTGATAACGATATCAATGCACTTAAGAATATGGGTATGATTCCAGAAGGTTATAGAATCAACAATTTCTTAACTGACAGTGATGCGTTTTTCATCATGACAGATGCTCCTAATGGACTTAAGCACTTTGTAAGAGCTCCATTAAGAACAGCGATTGAAGGTGACTTCGACACTGGTAACACAAGATTTAAAGCTAGAGAGAGATATTCATTTGGATTCTCTGATCCTAGAGGAATCTTTGGATCACCAGGAGCTTAATCTAAATTAAGTCTTTCTATAAAGGGGCTGGTGTTTACACTAGCCCCTTTTTCTTTTATAATAAAATCACTATACATTAACTTCTAATATCGACGCGTATAGTCGACGGCCTAGAGACGGTATTGGAATAACTAGGAGAATAAACTTATGGCAAAAACAACGTTTAGCGGTCCAGTAAGAGCTGGATATCAAGGTGGAAGTACAGGAAGTAATGTATTAACACCTACAAATATTAACACAGGCACAGTTATATCAGTTGATGATGGATCTGGTGCTTATGGTTTTTATTCAAGAGTACAACCAACAACTGGATTTGGAAGTTCAACTTATTTAACACCAGGAGAAGCTTACGGTGTATTCGGTAGAACTCAATCTGGCGCACCTTTTGCAACTACACCAACAACTACATTTAACCATGTAGCTGGTACAGTTGGAAATTTTGCAGTTATTGGAACTTATAGTAATAATGGTCTGATGGCAGGTGTTCTTGGAATAATTAATACAAACACACTTTCAGGTGATGCTGCAGTTATGGCATTCATGCAAGGTGATTCTGGAACAACAACTGCAAGAGCTGCTTATGGAGTTGCGATGGCACAAACTACAGCTGCTTCAGGATTTGATTATGGTATTGATTTAAAAATTCAAGATCCAGTATTAGATGGTGGCGGACCTTCAAGTGTTCAACCTTATAAAAAAGCAAATATCAGAATGGAAAACGATGTTGTATTTATGAATGCAGCAGGAGTTCCAACTAACGGCACAACAGGTGCTAACTTTGCTGGTAAAGGTTCATTATATGTAAACATAACTACAGGGATTTTGTATATTAATACAGGAACTCTTGCATCACCAACTTGGGTGGTAGTAGGAAGTCAATCATAAAATGATAACACACAAAGATCCAGAAATTCAATTTTTAATAAATCAAATTGAACAACAAAGAGATTTAGCTTTGAGTCAAAGTTCAGCTCTTTATAAAAAAGTTGTTGATTTAAATAAAAGAATCGAAGATCTAGAAAATGAAATAAAAAATAAAAAAAATACTGTTGTTAGTATAAACAAAGTAAAATAAATTTTAAGGAGCTCTTCGGAGCTCCTTATTAAAAAGGAGAAATTATGAAGTCAGATGTTAAACCGGTCTCATCAAGTGCAAGTAGTGCAGTATTATTTACAGGACCAACAAGACTAAGAGGATATATGGTACAAGGAACTGGAACTGCTGGTACTGTTACAATAAATGGATTAACTAATTCTACAACTGTTAGTTCTTCAACTAATACACAAGTTTACATTCCAGTAAGAGTTGGAGCACAGCAAACTGAAGCATTAAATATTCCAGAAGATGGTGTTTTATATGCCAAAAGAAATGGAACAGGTATTGTTGATGGTATTGGTATAACAGGTAATACAGCTGGTTTAATCGTAGTATTATTTATTGATAAATAGAATGTCAGGATACGGTATTCAAACAAAGGGTACTGGAAAAGCCGTGGGCGGATACGCGCGCGGGGGAGACGTTCAGCCTCCTAAAACTAAAGAATATTATAGACCTACTAAAGCGGGAGCTGGGATGACCAGAGCTGGTGTTGAAAGATACAGGCGAGAAAATCCTGGATCTAAACTAAGTACAGCTGTGACTGGAAAAGTTAAACCCGGAAGTAAAGCTGCCAATAGAAGAAAATCTTTTTGTGCTAGATCAGCTGGGCAAATGAAAATGTTTCCAAACGCAGCTAAAGATCCTAATTCACGTATACGACAAGCTCGTAGACGCTGGAAATGCTAATAACAAAAAAGGTAGGGTATGGACAACAAGTTATTAGTACACAAACATTTAATTATTCGAGCGGAAGCTCTCAATCCTCCAACCGATACAATTTATTTAACAAATTGGTTTAAAGAATTTATTGAATCTATTAATATGAAAGTATTAATGGGTCCTTATGTTATTTATCATGATGTAAAGGGGAATAGAGGAATCACTGGTGCTGCAATTATAGAAACATCACATATTGTAATGCACGTATGGGATGAAGTAAGTCCAGCGTTAATGCAATTTGATGTTTATTCTTGTGGTGAATTTGATGCTGAACAAATATGTAAAAAAATTACTAGCGATTTTGTGGTAGAAAAGATAGATTACAAATTCTTAGACAGAGAGAATGACTTAAAAGAAATTAAATAATGTCCTATTTAAATGCAAACATTCCTCCTATATACTGTAAAATAAGAAGGGAATATTTATATGACTTACGAGAACATCAAGGAGAAACTGAAGATTGTGTGGTCTTTGCTATTGCAAGTATTCCAGGGCGTGCAATCTTATTTCATGCTTTACTTACGAATGGTGCAATATATTGGAGGCTTCCTATCAGTGCTTTTCTTCAAGGAAGAAACAGCGATAGTGTGCAT